AATGTGAGTTTTTGAATCTTTCCGAATTGCAAACATTGAGGATTACCCGGAAGTTCAATGTCATTCATACTTAAAACATACTCATTCATATAAGGATCGTACCCTCCAATTTTTTGAGTATTAAAAGAGTTGATGAATGTATCTCTGAACCATGTGCGCATACCCATTTCAGACACTACATTTAACTGCTCATTAGAATAAGCATTTCCTTTTAATTGAATAACAGCACCACGTTTTGCATCAGTGAAATACCTATCATATCCCCATTGAACATAACTCTCAGGATTAAATGTAATACCGTATTTTTCACTTCTTGCCACCTGAGTACCTAACACTTCAGGAACTGAGACTAATGCGCTGCCTGCGCCGGCATCTGATAATAAGTTTTTACCCGCAAGAACGTAAGATATCTTATCTTCTTGAAGAGTCAATACATCAGTTTCTCTTCCATCTAATATTTGAATCTCGCCAAAAGATCGTTCAAGAGGTTTGTAATTTAGAAGACCTAAATTAAATTCATTGAGCTTATTGACATTTGTCTCCTCATTATAAACACCACTATATGTTATATCGGCAAATCTATCAGCCTCTTTGTAATCTTGAGCTGATACAGACGTTGTTCTTTGACCTAATCCAAACGTTCTTCCGATAATAGAATCTCTAATCTTATAACTCTCAACACCGTTTCCAAATGTAAAACAATTGAAGAAGTTGGTATTTATTTCAGCAGATACTCCAAGTGCAATATCTTGACTTACGTCACCGGGCCCTCCATTTGATAAATGATTCCCAATATTGTCAATAGGGAATGATAAGTTATTTTCAAAGAAAACATCAGGAAGGGTATCTACGGGAAGTGTTTCAAAGACCAATAGATTGTTAGCTCTTACAACCACTATATGAGCCGTTACACTTGATCTTCTTTTGTCCTTAGAGAGTTGCCCGGGGCATCTTTGAGTTCCGTATATATTTAAAGTATAACCCAAAGAAGGACTTCCTACAATCCAAAAATAATTAGTACATACATTTGGAGTTATAGGCCCATTTGAAACAAAAACATTGTCAACATCACATGCTCCTGCACCAACCTCTTGCGTTCCACTGTTTAATATAGAGCTTACATTATCACCTACCCACCAAGCGGCCATGCTTGGATAGTTTTGAGATGCGGTCAATGAAACATCTAAAGTGTAAATTCTCTTTTCACATTTATTATCACCGTCACCTGTACCTAATCTTTGAAACTTAAAATATAGTTGAATAACACTACCTGCAGGAACACTGTAATTACCCAATGGATATGTTAAAAGAGGAAATCCACCCGGATCGTCTTGACTGACTGTATACTCACCCGGATCTACAACAGAACCACTTGGGAGATTAGCTTGAAATCCACTCGGTTTCATTTTCATATAAACACCGGCAGGAGGTACGGGCCCCTCTTGTGTTGTTATGAAACCTGCTGCTTTAGCCTCCTTCTCAAGAACAGTAGCATAAGCACAATAAGCTAAAGCACCTCCTGTATCTCTCTTTACAATATACCTATCCCCCGTCTCAACCTTCCGCATATTCTCTCCTTCAAGAAGAAAATATTTATCGTTAGTGTTAGCGTCAGTAAAAAATATTGAACTGTATATCGTCTCGTAAATATGTTCATCAGCTTTACAAACAAACTTATATCTCTTGGCCCACCATGGGGCAATTTGACTCGGAGGTATTATGACTTTTATTGAGTTCTGTCTAACTGAATACTCACATGGTACATACTCTGTATTGTAAGGGCTGACCAAAGCGGTGCTTGATCTTCCGTACTCATCCATATAAACAATACCTATCTCATATCCTCTGTTGCTATGTAAACTTCTTGTTGTTCCCGAACTTTGATACGCTACCTCAGCTTCTACTACTTTTAAAACTTCATACACGCTCTGAGTTGGCGCTGCTGTATTATCAACAAATCTAATAGCGGGGAATTGGAATTGAATAAAGCTTGAAGCGGGAGTTGCGATTATAGCTATTGGTTCTAAATCTGAAGTTATACCGCTCTGAAACTTTGTTACATTACCGGGACCGTTAGGGGTTGCTAATGTAGTAGGAACCGCACAATTAACCTGATCAGTAAAAGTTGATCCATCGCAAGATGTTTGATCACCGACAATAGGAGAGAATACGGGTAGTATATTTAGAGCTGTGCCAACAGCATTTTGGAATTCAGTGCTCGTAGCCATTGAATAAACAGACGGATAACTGTTTATCAAAACAAAAGTAAAATTAATATTTAAATCAACAGACGTTTCTGTAGGAAGTGGAGCATCACCATAGAAATATCCATGAGTAAGAGTTACGTCAATACTGATAGAAGATCCCGATACAAGAGATACGCCACTAAAATCTATTGATAAAACAGTATTGGCATATGTACCCCCACCGCCAAACGTGTAATTACCTGATTGAAAACTAATCTTACTTGATGGGAACAAATCATAATCAATAACAGAACTAACTAATTCAGTGCTAAACTCCAACCTTGTTGGTGAATTATATTTTGTTATCAAGTCGTAACCTTCAACATAGTTTCCATACATCAGCCTATTACCCATTATGGTCTGAGCTTTTGCAATTCTCGGAACATTGTCATAAAGACGAAGAATCTCAGCCTCTGACAATACAGTAAAAATCTTACTGTTGTTAAAAGTAAAAGATTGAATACTATTATCGGGTAATCCAAGTTCAGCCTTATCAAGCTTTTCAATGATCTTTATGATATTATTATCTGACTGCTTGAAAAGCAAATCGATACCAACAACAAGAGGGCTACCGGTATTGTACGATATAACAGCTGTGTTAAATCGATTTACCATGCCCTCGTTGAGATAGCTGTTAGCGCTAAAATCAAAGTTCTCGGGAGCAAATGCTATGTCAGACCATTGTGAAGTGGCTGAATACTCACCATCAATATATTTATACCTGTAAGCAAAAGATACAAACCTTTCATTTAGATAATTATTGTCATCACCCTGCTTAATTAATTGAATAGTTGGCGATTGTACAGGAGGTCTTTTAATAACAAGTAAAGACTCTCTGAGTAAATCAGCTTCAGCTATACCTCCCGCATCAATATTGCTTACAGGATCAGGAAACGGGTAAGTTCTAACAACATTGACAACTCTCGGTGGATTAATATCATCTGTGAAAAAAAGAAGATCTCCAATTTTGTTTACACCGGTTATAAGATAACTTGGATTGAAGTTTAATGTTGTTGACACATCGTTACCATCATTGGTAGTAATAACGTGATACGTTACTATCGTTGTCAACGTATTGTAAGAAACAATCAAATCTAATTTTCCTGTGGTTAATGACTGAAAATTAGGATCATGTACAAACCAATAAATAGTCTCGTTAGCACTATCAGCAAAGGCTCCAATACATTTGGCTTGAGCGCTTAAAGGTATTCCGTTAATGTATGTTAATGCGGTTAGGGATAAGTTGCCTTTTGTATTTTCAACAACTCCCATTTCAGCCTGCTCGGTTGAGCCCATCCGAACGTTCATGGCGTCAATATATTGACCATCAGGAACAAGTCGTTCATCAACGACTTTATTCATTTTCCCGGCTGTAAAATTTCTTGAAATATTTGCCATGCTTATTTGATCATCTTATCCATTCCTCTTAAGTTCATTAACAAACGTCCGGGATGTATATTACTCATTCTTATTTTAGCGTTCATTAATAAAGCTTTTCTTCGCTTCCTTGCTCTTGCTACCACATACTCTTGAACTCCTAATTTTGAGCTTAATATTGCGTATTCAATCTCAGCGTAAATATAATCCTCAAAAAGTTTATTCACACTTACCAACGAATCGTCTCCATTCTCCATTCCGTCTGATACATACTCGAGTATACAAAGCTGTCCCGACATTAGCGAGTCAAAGTTAATCACTCCTGCCTTCTTATCAATCTTAAAAGTTGGATTGTAATTAGCAGTCTCTGTATTTAAACCATAAGCGGCTCCGATTGAATAATCAAAATACCAATTATCATCGATACACCATCCCCAATGATTATCATATGGATGGTTTCTATTTAAGTACAAACTTTTTTGCGTTCCTTTCAATCTCTCATAATCAAGTAATGAAGTCTGAGGTTGTAAAATATTCCCATTGATATCGAATAGGATATTCCCTGAGTTGTCCTGTAAGTAGGCATTGGATGACATGACTTGAATGTTCTCAGTCAATGGCCTTAATACACCATTCTTAAGCATTGATATTCTCACCCAATTAACAAAGTCAGATGGCAATACAAATCTCAATGAATCAGTAACACTAAGCTCCAATACTTTAACTTCTTTGAAAGCGTCATAGTTTAATTCTTGAATCGCTCTCTTGGCGTGAAATAAAATCTTGTACCTCTCCTCGTTGTTAACCAAAGAATGATTGCCCGCATACATTAACATGAAATTGTTTACAATGTCGAATAGACTTACGTACTGATAAGATCCCCAATTTTTATCTTGAGGATTGTTTCCGTTATTATCGTAGTACTCGTACTGAGATATATATGCCATTGTTTATTTTATTGAGGTTGTTGTTCTTGTGCTATAGCGAATTGAGCCACTTGAGTTTCCCTGATAGAAATGCCACAGTATTGCAAAATCTTCATAGCTAATTTGTATTCATCTTCAAGTGGTAATTCAAAGTCTTGATAGTCAGGTTGACTCTGATCAAAAGATGGCTCACCTCCCGTTAATGAAATATACGTCCACTTTGGATCTTTTGGAAATCTGAAATAAGTAGCTTTAACAGCTCCATACCCCTTTATGGTTTCAGGATAAACATTCATTGAAGTCTCAGTGATCGTGTATGCCGGATAAGTTAATGTAGGCTTTGTTAAGTTCGAATAGTTGAGAGATGATATTTTACCTTCTGTAACTTTTTCAAATTCAGAGTAATCATTCGGATTATAAATAGCGTAATCTTCTCCTGTATTTAAAAAAATATCCTTATCAATATACACACCATTATTAACAACCCCTGTTATAATAGCAGTTTGCATTGTTGTTAAATTGAAAATAACATAACCGGGGAATACAACATTTACAAATACAAATGATGTATCTTTCATCATAAATGGATTCAACAAGTCGTTAATACCCTGCTTTATCTTAGTAATTCTAACCACCTTGTTTATCATAAAAGCATCATCGCCGGTTGTTGTCAATGACGGCATAGAGTAGGCATTGTAAGGATCTTGAATATTAAGTTGGTAATTATATATTGTTTTGGGGAATAGGTATTTTGATGACAAGAAAAATTCGATAACCTCCTCATTCGCTCTAAGTAAATCAGCGTAATCAGATCCAACAGCTCTACTGTTTTGACCGTTTATCAACTTATTGTAATTACTAAAATAGTCTTCGAAGATTTCCATCTGTGCCTGCTTGGCATATAGG